GGGCTTGGAAAAGTTTTCATGGGATTAATTCCATTAGCGATTTTATGGTACGTATTAACTGGTGCTAATGTACTAGGAATGGACGTAGTCTCTAATCTTACTTCACTATTAACTACTTTAGGTAATGGTGGATTTATAGGATTAGTCGTACTAGTTATACTTGCTTCATTCTTTACAGATAAGAAGTAATTATAACAACATAGTTATATAATAGTTTTGAGAGAGCCTGGGGATAATACCCCAGGTTTTCGTTTTTTATATATTTGATATTTATATATAAGGAGAGTGATATGGAAATAAATAAAAATGAAGAGATATTTGAAGGTAAGACTTTTGAAGGTCTTATGAAAGATATTTACGATAATTCAAGAAAAAAAGAAGCTCAAATAAATGAGCTAATAAAACAACTCCAGCCTATGATTAAGAACATGGGAGATGCAACAATACTTGTACCTATAATAAAAGAATATATGGAAGTTGCAGTAAAGAATGATGAGCATTTAATTAAGATGGCTGCAATTGTACAGAGAGGTATGACAAGAAGCGACGACAAGTCTGGAGTATTATTAACAGAAGACGAAAAGCGACAATTGCTAGAGGCTGTTGAGGAATCACAAGATAATTAAATATGGCACTTAAGAGATTCAAAAATAAAGTACGGTCTAACAAAGAAGCTGAAAGACTAGCGAATCAAAATGTAATTATTGGTGAGGTTGTTGATGTTATTGAAAATTCTGACCATACAAGTTATCAAGATTCTACAGACGTTGGTACTATACGGTTCAATGTATTTGGCTCTAACCAAGATTATCAAAAAGACCCTCTCAGAAGTGCAATACGTGCAAAGCCTTTAAGACATGATGTACGACAACTTCCTATTCTTGGTGAATTTGTTGTTTGCGTAAGAGGCCCGGCTCTTCACGCTCAAAACAATCACATGGCTACTGAATGGTATTATCTTGCAACTTTCGGTATTTGGGGAGAGAGAAATGAAAATTCATTACCAAATGCTAGCTTTAGTTCAAAGCAGTGGTATAAAAATGATACGTTAGGAGAGACATTCAAAGACAAAGAAGTATCTCCGCTGCATCATTTCGAAGGCGACACAATAATACAAGGTAGGTTTGATAATAGTATTAGATTAGGTTCGACAGCAACTATGGCAACAACAAAAGATACTTGGTCGATAGGAGGCGGTAGTGATGGTGACCCAATAATGATTCTAACAAATGAATTTGCAGCTGAAGGAACAGATAAAATAGAAGATATAAATTCTGACCGTTCGACTATCATGATGACAAGTACACAGAAAATAGATGTAGGTTTACCGAATCCAGAATCACCAGAGTCAGTTGCAGTACCTACAGGACCAGTCGTACCTTTTGAGCCAATGAATATGTATATGGACCAACCTCAAGTTATTATTAGTTCAGATAGATTAGTATTCAATGCAAAATCAGATAGCGTATTTATATCTGCAGCAAAAGAAATAAGTTTGTCGACTTCAAAGTGGAAGATAAACGTAACAGCTCTTGCAGATATATTACGAGAGACATTAAACCAATTGACTATGGAGGTTCACCCAACACCTTGTGGTCCAAGTGGTACTCCAATTAATGGACCTATATATGCTCAATTATTAACTCAACTAGAATCAATGCTACAGTAATGCCATTTATAACCGCACCATTTGTACAGAAATTACAAACTAGGATAGACCCTGAATCACCTTTGTTTTCAGAATATACAGAAGGCGATTTAATGCCAGGTGACCCTTTTATGATACCTAACCAATTAGGTATAAAACCGCCACCGCTTCCACCTCTTGACTGGGCACAAACCTGGGCTGATGCTACCGAGTTAGGAGCAGCAGGTATAATACCTCCAAGCAGTACATTGCCAGCTGCAAAAATGGCAATGTTCGCAACACTGCTTTCTGTCACATCTGCAACACCTGCACATACTGGTCTTCAGATGGGGTTCATGACATTTGCAAGTGTTTATATAGGAGGGACTGTTGCCAATGGTGCTGTAACGATACCACCACCAGGACCAGGACCTGATTTTGCAAGTTTAGATGGTTTAGGCATGAATTCAGAAACAAACTTGCCCTGGTTAAATGCTGCAGGTTTAGTTATAATGGATTGGTTTATGCAAGGCGATGCTTTTTGGATACCCGCGCCCGTGACTAAATGGATGTAATAAAGTTATCTATTTGTATATTTATATATAAAGTAAAGGAGTGTATATATGACAAAGAAAGATTTGGTACGTATTATCAGAGAGGTTGTAAAACGCGAGATAAAAACCGCTGTACAAAGCGAAATAAACGAAGCGTTAAATATATTGGAAAATAAAAAAAGTCAAAAACAACCTAAGCAAAATTTTACAAATAACACAACATTAAATGAAGTATTGAATGATACTGTACAAGAAGATACTTGGCCAGAAATATCTCAGCAAGATTTAAGAAATAGATTTGCAGCAATGCAAGGTGGTGCTGCACCAACGACAGATATTAACAATAGACCTGTTGATACAAGTCAATTAGACCCAACATTGAGTAAAGCTCTAAATAGAGATTATTCTGAGTTAGTAAAAAGATTTAAGTAATTATGAGAGGAAGAGACCACTTTCAATATAACCCACTTGATTTTGAAAAAGATGTAGCGATAGGATTGATATTGCCTTTGTCAAATGATAGTCAAGCAATATCAAAATATGAAGTTGCTTCAACAGCTGCAGGTGTAGGTACAGGAAGCTTAGTAGATAGCCAGGGTTTACATGAAAAAACTACAGCAGTTAATGGTGGTTTCGCATTATCATATACAACGAAAGAACAAGCAAAATCAAATATACGAAATTTAGTATTGACAAATAAAGGTGAGCGTGTAATGCATCCAGAATTTGGCTGCGATATATATAGGTCACTATTTGAACCAATAACACCGTCGCTGATAAATGGTATGAAAAAAAGCATAAAACAGCAGTGTTCATTTTGGCTAAGTTATATTAATTTATTAGATGTGAATATAAAGCAGGTGACACCTGATGTAAATAGAGTTAATATAGAAATCTGGTACGCTTTATATAGTGATATTATAAACAAGGAAATGGTTACGATAAATAATATAGGGGCTTTATAATGGCAGAACAATGTAATTTAGATAAAAAACAAGTAAGGGATTTGAAATATCTCAATAAAGATTTTAGTGATTTTAGACAAACACTAGTCAATTATGCGAAAAATTATTTTCCAGATATATACAATGATTTTAATGAGACTTCACCCGGTATGATGTTTATTGAAATGGCGTCATATGTTGGAGATGTACTATCTTATTATATTGATAATCAAATGAAGGAGAGCTTATTAATACATGCAGAAGAGAGAAGTAATATAATAGATTTAGCAAGAGCTCTTGGATATAAAACAAAACCTACAGTACCTGCAATTGCAAAAATAAATGTATATCAAGTTGTACCAGTAGCGCTAACGGATTCCGAACCTGATTATAGATATGCAATGAATATAGGTGCAGGTATGGAGTTGTCTACAGAAGACGGTCAGATTTTTATGACACAAGAGCCTGTAGATTTTAAGCAAGATACTAAGAGAAGTCCTAGAGAAACAACAGTATATAAAGTTGATGATACCTATGGAAATCCAGAATACTATCTTCTAAAAAAAGAAGTTAATGCAGTTGCAGGCGAAGTTAAAACTGAAGCATTTACTTTTGGTGAGCCAGAAAAATATACGCGAATAAGATTAAGTGACCAAAAAGTAATTAGCATTTTAGATGTAAAAGATGATGCAGGTAATATATGGTATGAAGTACCATATTTAGCTCAAGACAATATATTTGAAGACGTTATTAACAATTGGGCAGCAGACCCAGCAATGGCGGATTATAATTACGACGCACCTTATATACTAAAATTAAGAAGAACATCTCGTAGATTTACAACTCATGTTGATGAGAATAATAGAACACAATTGTGGTTCGGTGCAGGTATATCAGCTATGCCAGATGAAGTAATTGTACCTAATCCTGAAAATGTTGGTATGGGACTTCCTTATGGTAATACTGCTGGAAACTATATGAATGGTACAAATTATGTAGATATAGCATTCGACCCAGTTAATACAATGTATACTCGAGCATACGGGCTGGCACCCAATGACGAAACACTATATGTTCGATATCTCTCAGGAGGTGGTTTACAATCTAACGTACAGTCTAGAACAATAAACAAGATAGTTGATAAAACAGTAATGCTAGATGAAGATGGACTAAATGCAGGCCAAGTCACAGTTGTAAAAAATTCTGTTGCTGTAATAAATTTAGAGCCAGCTGTAGGAGGTAGAAGTGAAGAGACACTCGAAGAAATAAGATATAACGCATTAGCACATTATGCATCTCAAAATCGAGCTGTGACACGAGAAGACTATGTTGCTCGTACTTATGCAATGCCACAAAAATATGGTTCAATAGCAAAATGTTATTTAGATAAAGATGAGCAGTATTTTGTTCAGACGGTTGGTACTCATGAGGTAAAAAATCCTTTGGCTATAAATTTATATTGCTTAGCTTATGACGACAATAGAAACTGTATGGCACCTACAGAAATGGCAAAAAAGAATTTACAAACATACATGTCAAATTATAGAATGTTAACTGATGCAATAAATATAAAAACTGCTCACGTAATAAATATAGGTGTAAATGTTTCAGTAATGCCAAGACCAGGTTATCAAAATAAGGAAGTAATACTTAGAGTTGTCAATAAATTAAAATGTATTTTTGATATAGATAACTGGTCAATAAATGAACCTATAATACTTCCAAAGATAGCAACAGAACTAGACCAAGTAGAAGGTGTACAAACTATAAAGAATTTAACAATAGTAAATAATTGGGATGAACTTTTAGGATATAGTGGAAATATATATGATATAAAAACAGCAACTAAAAATGGTGTTATATATCCATCTATGGACCCATCTATATTTGAAGTAAAATATCCAAACAAAGATATTAAAGCTAGAATAGTGGGGTATTAAAATGATATATAGTATATTTGCAAGTAAAGACGCAACAATATATGAAGGTACAACGGGAACAGCCGATGTCAATATGAGATATACAAATACAGGTATTGATGAAATACTTGAGATTAGAAAAACTGTATCGTCTTCATTAACAGCAAATACATATTTATCGAGAGCTCTTGTGAAATTTGATATTGACTGGACAAAGATTAATGGTGGTGTAGCTTGGACAGGTGCAAAAGCATATCTAAATTTATATGCAACCGAAGTATCTCAATTACAAACGTCACCTATATTAATTGCACACGCAATTTCTGAAAGTTGGACAGAAGGTCTTGGTAGAGAAAATAATTTACCTCAAGTACTTGATGGTGTAAGCTGGGTAAATAAAACAGGTGATGGAGAATCTGGGACTGCCTGGGGAACTGGTAGTCTAGGTGCTGACGGTGCTGCATCTAATGGAGATGTACACAATGGAGGTGGAACTTGGTACAATTCAGGATATGTGCAGAAAATCTTTAATCAAGAGACACAAGACTTAAGGTTAGATACTACAACGATAGCTTCAAATTGGAGTTCGTCAGTATTTTCAAATAATGGATTTATTGTTTCACTTACATCATCTCAAGAATCAGATACTAGTAGATACGGTTCTTTCAATCTT